GAGTTTCAGCATTTGCTGTAGTGATACCAGTACCAGTTGTATAAGAACCAGAAACTGGGTTAGAACCAGCGTGTGTACCTGTACCAGAGAAGTCTGTATCTGCTTCGTTGAAAAGAGCTTCGCTACCATCTTGTGTAGCATACTTGCTCTTCATTGCGAAGATCAAACCTGTAGGTTGTGTCATTGGCTGAACACCAGCGATGTCATAAGCGATCATCTGTGGAGCAGCACGACGTACCATAGCGATTAGAACTGGATCGTAACCTGCCATGTTTGCGTTTGTACCAGCGCCACCAAGAGAAACACCGTCACCGCCAATGTTAGCGATTTCGTTAAGTGCTTGTGCGCTTTGCTTCATTGCAGTTTCTTGGTTCTCAAGAAGTTGTGCAGTTACTTGACGACGATAGTCGTCTTTAAATGCTGGAGCTGATGTAGACTCGAGAATCGGAGCCCACTTTTTTACTAATTCTGGACGTGTAGTCATTTTGTTTTTCCTTTGTGGATGTTGTTTATTTGAGTGCTGCTAGGTATTGAGCCATAACTGGATCAACGGTCTTTGACTCTTCTTCTAGTTGCACAGGTTCATCAGATACTGGAGACTTAACATCTACAGTAGCTTTCTTACCAAAATAATTTTCTTTGATAGTTTGAAGTTTTGTCTTGAAAGAATCAGCATCTTCATATGCAAGTTCTTCGGCTAAGCCTTTGAACTTCTCTGCATCTGTATCTGCCAAGTCTGCACAAAATTCTCCAATTGAAGAAACACGCTTCATTTCGTTGATCTGCTTAGATAGCTCAACATTAGATGCGAGTTGTTCATCAAGCTTAGACTTTGTAGTCTGAACTTCTTCTTCCAATTCACCAACTAAGTCGTACTTTTCTGCAGGAACTTCAATGTAGTGTTCCTGGAAGAGATTCTTCATGCCAGCAATAAAGCTTTCCATGATGTCTGTCTTCATACCATTTTCAAGGGCAAGTTCATTATCTGTCATCCACTGCTCAACTACATAGTTGAGATATCCATCAACCTTTTCAACGAGACCCTCTTTGATTTCCTCTGCTTGCAGAGCAAGCTTGGACTCAAACTGTTCCTCGATCTTAGCAACTTCTGCTTTGACACGAGTTAAAACAGCAGCTTCAAAAATTGTAGCTGCTTTTGTTTTGAATTCTTCTGTTAGCTCTTCGCCGTTAATAAGAGCAGCAACGTCTTCAGAAACGTCAACTGTAATCTCTTCTTTAACTTCCTCAGCTTCTTTCATTGCTTTTTTCTTGTAGCAAGAAGATGCTTCGTCTAGCTCGTATTGAGCCTTTTCTTCTTCAGTGAGAGCTTCGAATTGTTCTTCTGTAAGACCCTCAACTGCAATTTCTTCTGCTTGTAACTTCTTTGATTCTGCAAGAAGTTCAGCAATCTTTTGTTCGATTGACATCGTGTTCTCCTATAACTGGATGAGTTCTATAATTATTTATCTATTTTTTTATTTCAGATTCTTTAGAAAATTCTGAAAAGCCGCGATAGAGGCTTCATTTAATTTCTTAGATGGAGTACGTTGAATAAACTTCTTAGTATCCTCTATCTGTCTTTGCTCAAATTTTCCATCAACAAAAACCCATTCCACAGATTCCATAATGCCTCTTACGAATGCATCAGGTGCTGAAGGGTCGGCGACGATGTCTGCTGCTGTTGACAACATAAAATCGTCTTGAACAACTTGGATGCCTTCTTTATTCATTTGAAGGGAACCTAGTGCTCTGCTGGAAACTCCTAAATTTGCTCCGCCATCTAAGAGGCCGCGAGCAATGTTACCCATAGGTGTTTCCAAAATCTTTGCTTTACCAATGTAGTTAGTACCTTCTTTACGAAGATCTACAATTAGGTGAGATACAAGAGGTAAGTTAATAGCTGGTGTATCTGGGTGTCCTAGTTCACCATAAGCACGATTCTGCTTAACGAGTGATTCCATGTAACGAGCAACTTCTTTATCCATTACATGTTCTGGATACATACGGCCGTTACGGTTCTTTAATTCTGATTGAAGGAAGATACCTTCAATGAAATATTCTTTGCCCTTGCCGAGTTTGTTTTCTACAACTAAGTGTGTAGTATCAAAGACTTCTTTAATTAGTTTCATATTAGCTTCCTACTACGGCTGGGTTATCGTATGAACCAAACTCTGCTGTTTCAATCTTACCAGACCAACCAGCAACTTTACGCAAGGTAATATATCCAGAAACTACTTTAGCAACTTTATTATCAATTCGAATGTCTTGATCGTTGTTGATAGCTTCAGTAATCCCCATTGCTGGTAGATCTAAGAAAGGTGCATTCTCTGGAGCACATGCAATAATGTTTTTGCCATTACGAGAAACAATTACTGATGCTCCATCTTCACCAGTACTGATGAAACGAACGATGTTAACTCGTGGTGTATCAGAATTTCTAGCTTGTGTAGATGCAGTCAAGCTAGTAAGACTAATAGTTGCATATGAAACATCTACTGCTTCAAAGTGAATGATGGTCTCTTGACCAGTATTCTTAACGGTAGTTAAGTACATTGCCATCTTAGGTTACCTCTTTAATTATTCGCATGAAGTTCTGTTTAGACTCACGCATGTATTCTACTATTTGATATTTATCTTCAAGTAGAGTGTTTAAAAGATTCTGAGTTTCCTCACTGATAGCTACTACACTGCCATCATTTAAAGAATGTTCTATTTTTCCAGGAAGCGAAGAACTTCTTTGTTTAATTTCTAACAATACTGGATCAATCGTAAATAGATTGGAAGAAGCAAGTTCTAAGTATGATTCAACGATTGTATCAGTTATCTTCTCTATGCTGTGATATTTATTAACTAAATTTACTATCTTTTCTTCTGGTATTACAGTATCGATATCTTCTAGTATAATGCTATTATTAATATATGATTTTGCGTATTCTCTTGCTTCTTCCAAATCGCTAATATCGCTATCAATCTTTTCTTCATTAATAGCGATACTTAAATCTTTACTGATAACAACGCGCTTGTCTCGATAGATGAAGCTATCAAGAACACCAGAACTTTCGGCAAGTTTAGTCTTAAGCGTCGTTAGTGTTAACATCAAGTTGTTCGTTATTTTCTTCTGGTTTTACAAACATCTTAGTTGCAACTTGAACTCTATATGAGTCTAGGGCTGCAGAAACTTTATCAGACATAGCTGCATTAAATGTATTTTCAATTGCAATACTATCTCCGGAGATGAGCGCGTCAACGAGTTCTCGAGTAGACATAATTAATTTCCTTTAGGTTGAGATGCATCTGCGGCGATTTCATTTTGAACATCACCTTGTAATTTCATTTGGAGCAACTCTTTAGCATGTTGCTCTTGATTATACTCTTCGTTTTCTGCATCGATTTCTTCGATGTCATCGTCATCAAGACGAAGAATATGTTTCTTAACATATGTTGGAGAATAATATTTACCAACAAATGGATCGATCATTTGAAGAATATTCAAACGACCTGTAATTAGTTCTGCTTCTTTAAGTTCAGCGTAGTGATTATCACGCATGAAGTCAAAGCGAATCTGACGACTAAATTCATCCCAATCTTCTAAGGTACAAATACCTTTAACAACTAGCTGAATCTTTAATGCGTCAAGGAATAAGTTTGCAAACTTCTTACGAATACGAGCAATAAACTTAGTGAACTTGATCTCATCGCGAGTGATTTCAGAAGAGCGACCTAGATTGAAACCATCAGTCTTTTGTAATCGACTTGCTGGAACGTTTAAGCATTGGTATAATTTATTCTGAAAATACTCGATGTCTTCGATTTGGCCTAATGTCTGTCCACCGGGAAGCGTGGTTATCTCCGTGCCCTTACCACCCTCACGACGTGGCATCCAAAAGTCTTCCATCATCGACATATGTTTACGATCATCACGAACTTCACCAGTAGTTGCGTCATAAACAATCTTATTACGGAACTTATTCATGATGTCGTTGACATACTGTTCCGCTTTAATCTTTGGTAGGTTACCTACGTCGACATAGAAAATTCTACGTTCTGGTGCACGACTGATACGGTAGATAACCAAAGCATCTTCCATCATCTTCAATTGATTGACAACTTTAATTGCCTTATGAAGATATGAAAGAACCATTCCTGAGTTTGGATCCACCCAACCTGAAGGAACATATAATACTGAATCTAGTGGAAGCTTAACACCTTGAGTGCTTACTTCAGTGATTCCTTTATCGTTATAGAGATAGTATTCTTCAACACTTTTAATAATCTCTACGCCTTTAGAATTCTTTTCTTTATTGACGGTTTTAATCTTGCGAATCTTACGTGGATCGATCTGACGCAATTCGACGATACCGCCTTTAGGATTCTTATCATCAATAAGAATATGATAATAAACTCTTCCGTCTACATACCAAGTACGAAAGATATCATGACCTTTTTGATCAAACTTCAATAGTCCTAATATATTTTCAAATTCATCTTTGATTTTTGTTTTGATTCCAGCAGAAACCTTTACATCATCTAGAACGATACGGACAG